GATCGCGGATGCAATGCTGAAGGCGCGAGGTGAATCATGAGCCCCACCGCAGCCATTCTGCGCGCGGCAGCGGCAGGGCCGACGCCGCAGCCATGGCCGTACATGCTGGCCTCATGGATACGCTACGGTAGCCCGGCATGGCATGCGGCGGTGGGATTGCTTGGGTTGGGCGACGTATCTCCAGTGAATGGTTTGCTTGCCGACCTCACTGATTGCGAGCGCAGAGCCTTCCTGATTCTCGTCGCTGAGGTGATAGACAACCCTCAGGAGGGTTCATCATGACCCGCTCCATCGCACTGATTGCCTGCGCCGCAGCGGCTGTGCTGACTGCCTGGGCGTGCTGGTTGGGGGTGCTGTCATGAAGATCGGGCAGCTTGTCATGCTCATTGGCACGGATGGCTACATGCCACCGATGGGGGCCGTTGGCGAGATCGTCGGGCCGCTCGACAGCTATGGTGATCACGAGGTGCTGTTTCCGAGCCACCCATGCCCAGTGCCGCCCGGCATAACGTGGGAGGTGCCGCTGCGGTTCCTGATGCCAATCAACTATCCGCGCACTGGCATCCATATCGACGAGTCAATGGGGGCGTTGGCATGAGAGACGACGTTCTCACTGAGCGGGAATACCGGCGCCTACAGATCGCCCGTATGCAGGCCCAGGCCGACGCACAGGCATCCGAGCATCGCTTGCAGCAGGAGCGATATCGCATGGTGTCGGAGGCGATCACGCTATATGCCCAAGTGCAGTGCATTGGCATCACGATTGACGCACTGCAGAAAGCGAGCGAGAAATGATGCGCAGACTGATCGATTTCTTCCGGCGCGCGTTCGCCAAGCATACGCCGTGTGATCATCTATGGGTGCAACTGCAAACGATCAAAGGCCTGTACGTCACCTATGTGCTGCAATGCAAGCGCTGCGGCGACTTGAAGAAGTTCAAGGTATGACAAAGTACCAAGTCGCAGAACTTGAGGGCGCGCTGCTTGATGCGGCTGTGGCAAAAAGTCTCGGGTGGGAAGTGTGGAAGGAGTTCGGTCTACATTTGGGCTTTCCTGTATACCGCACAGGCGATGAAGGATCGCCCACTAGGGCGATATTCCAGCCATCCGAAAAATGGGCTGACGCCGGGCCTATCATCGAGCGCGAGCGGATCGGCGTTTGGTGCGGCGTTGAGCCGTACAGCGGGAGACCAGCAGAGGGCCTGTGGTTTGCCGCTGGCCCTGGAACGAAGTCAAATTTCGACAAGAGCATAGGCGCAACCCCGTTGATTGCGGCCATGCGTGCGTATGTTCGTCACAAACTTGGTGCCGAGGTAGAGCTATGACCAGCCGCACCCTGCGAGAATTGGCAATCGCTGCCGCCATCTGCGCCGCCGCGGTGGCTGCTGCATTCTGGAGCCCGGGCGCCCAGGCGCAAATCGTGGGCCTGAATCTCGTCACGGCGCATGCGGCAGGCGGGTTCAGGTCTTGGACGCCCGGCCTGTATGCAAGAAGCGCTGATGGGCTCACGGCTGGCATCCTCCGCAACTCGGAAGGCGGCACGTCGGCGCACCTGTCGCAGACATGGCGCGTGCAGCCGCTGGGCATCCCGCTCGACCTGACGGCCGGCGCGATCACGGGCTACCGCAGGGCGCCTGTGCTGCCGCTGGCCACGGCTTCGGTGCTCATCGGGCACCAGCGGTTAATTTGGATTCCTGGGCCGCGTGGCGGGGCGATGCACATGGCGACGGAATGGTAGCCGGCAACTGATCACATGCCCATGGCAGATGGGCGCCGCACGACCATCACCCAGGCGCTTGCAGTCGCACGCAAGCTCCGAGGGCGCGACGCGTGAGCACGGCAACTTTCTCGGCGGATGGCGACCGACGACGAATCTGCCAGATAGCCGCCGGAAAACTGGTGGGCGGGAGAATGGTGACTAGCAGGCGCCACCCGCCCACACCGGCTTAGAATGTGGGTGGTTTGTGGTGGCGCGGCGTTGATGGAAACGCGACAGCCAACCAGTCGAGAGCCCCATGGTAGGCGGCTGGCCAGGTTTGATGCCCACATGCGGGCTACTGGAAAGGGGCGACAAGCAGGTTTCGAGTCCTGCCGCCACCACAAACCACCTGCATTGATAGCTAATATCAATGTCGCGGCGGCTTGCGCGAAGCATAATCAGCCATCGACAACGCAACCGGAGAAAGATCATGGCGCAAGTAACATACGAGTACACACTCAAGGTCGGAGACCGCGTGCGTTGCGTCTCTGGCTCTGCGCCGTTCTTTGACCGCGGCGCCACGGGTGTTGTGGTTGAGGCGGAAACGGACAATACGCCCGGGTGCCTGGTCGCATGGGATGCGCCAAGCAATTCACTTAGCTGGGCTAATACCACCAGGTTGGCTGCAATCTGACCGACACAAACCACACTGTGATACTATACGCGCCACATACAGAAAGGAGTGCGATCATGCGTGAGGTGCAGAAAGTCCGAATCGATGTGATGTGCAGCGGTCAGCCAGACGACGCATTTCGCGAAATGATCGCTCAGATTGAGCGCGCTGTCGCTGAGCGCATGCGTGCGGGTGGCGTGCAGCGGTTTGCCGTTGTCGTGGGCGCTCAGGCTGCGCCGCAGGAAGTCAGGGACGTGCTGGAAGCAATCGCATAAGGAGAACCATGTTCGACGAAGAGCCGGATGGAGATCCGCACGGGCAGTGCGCCGCAGAGATCCAGAGCCTGAACGAGGCATTGAGTCTGCTGGCGTGCCTGCATCCACAGGTGACGGTGGACGATCGCGACCATATGCGCACCGCACAGGCGATCTTCGATAACGTGCAGGCCGAGCGCATGGACTATGCAAGGCAGAATGCAAGCCTGCGTGACACAATCCGCCTGTTGATGCAGCGGAATCAGTGATAGTATCTGCACGCAGCAAACCGCTGCGCAACCAATCTCACAAACTCATGCCGACGTATCAAGAACTCGCAGCGCAGAAAGCCGCTCTGCTGCAACAGGCCGCAGAAATCGACGCCCAGTGCGAGGCCGCGCGCATCGCCGAGAAGGCCGAGATCATCACTGCCATCAAGGCCCAGATGGTCGAGCACGGCGTGAAGCTCTCAGACCTGGGCGCCCCGCGCGGCAAGAGCGCCCGCACCGCCAAGACACCGCGCGCCAGCAACAGTGTCAACCCGCTGGCCGGGCGTAAGATCCCGATGAAGTACATTGGTCCGATTGGCCCGGATGGGCAGCCGCAAGGCACATGGAGTGGGCGCGGACTGCAGCCCAAGTGGCTGAGCACCGCCATCGCAGCCGGGCGCAAGCTCGAAGACTTCAGGGTGACGGCATGAGCAGCGGCGACGCTTATGGTGTGGCGCAACGCATGGCAGACACTGCAGCCGCCATGGCCCGCACCGCTTCTTGCAACATCGCCGGGGGCGCAATCGGCCAGGGCGCCGCAGTCAGGATGCTGGAAGAGCAGCAGCGCGCCGGGCAATGCCAGTTTGGCGTAGCGATTGGCACCGCGCCTGAGCCGGTGCGCGACATCCAGCGCCAGATGCAAACACTCGGCATGGAGGTGGATGGACTTGTGCAGATGCTTGGCATGCTGCTGAGCCGGCTTGAGCCAGTGCTCGGGCCGCAGCAGCCCGCGCCGGCCGCTGATCCGGAGGTGCCCGCACCGTCTGGCCTCGGGCAGCGCATCCAGGCAGAATCTCTGCGAATTCGTGCGGCGCACCATGACATGTGCTTCGCGCTGGAGAGGTTGCAACTGCCGTGACCGTCGTTGCGTGGGATGGCAGCACCCTGGCTGCCGACAAGCGCTGCTCAGACGGCAGCATGATTCGCACGGTGACGAAGGTTTTCCGTATCGGCGATCTGCTTGTTGCTGGCTCTGGGACGCGGTCCATGATCATGCAGATGATCGAATGGGTGCGCGCCGGCCGGGCGGTGGCAGATTTCCCGCCGATGCAGCGCGACAAGGATGACTGGCAGCCAATCCTCGTGATCGAGGCAGACGGCACGCCATCGCAGTACGATCGCACGCCCTACCCGTCCCGGTTCGAGGATCGGTGCTGCGCCATCGGCTCAGGCCGGGACTTCGCCATGGCCGCCATGTATCTCGGCAAGACAGCGCGTGAGGCCGTCGAGGTGGCTTGCGCGCTGGATAGCGGCTGCGGCAACGGCATCGACACGCTGGCCTGGGCTGCCCGCAGCGGGCACAACATCGGCGGCGTGACCGTGGATGGTGAAATCCTATTGCCTGGAGTTGATTACGATGCCAAAGGCCTTGACGTAGCACTCAAGGTGGCCCCGAAGGATGGCGCATCGGTGATTATTTGGGCAAAGGATGGATCTGCCCTATACAAGAGCGGTGGATTCTGAAATGGCATACGACCAAGCCAAGGCATAGTGATGGCTCGCCCGACGAAGTACAAGGCCGAGTACGCTGTGCAGGCCGCGAAGCTGTGCAGGCTTGGCGCCACTGATGCGCAACTGGCCGACTTCTTCGAGGTGGCCGTTTCCACGGTGGCGCTGTGGAAGGTCGAGCACCAGGCGTTTTCGGACGCCCTAAAGATCCCGAAGGCCGAGGCGGATGACAAGGTGGTGCAGTCGCTTTACCGGCGCGCTACAGGGTTCGAGCACGATGAGGTTGATATTCGCGTGATCGAAGGACAGATCGTGAAGACCGAGCTACGCAAGGTCTACCCGCCAGATACAACGGCATGCATCTTCTGGCTGAAGAACCGCCAGCAAGAACAGTGGCGTGACAAGGTGCAGACCGAGCTGACAGGCGCTGACGGCGGCCCGATCCAGGTGCTGCTGTCGCAGATGGGCAAGTCAGTGCTGCCGGTAGCGAAGGACGGTGAAGATTGATAGGTGAAGACTATCAAGAACCATTCGAAGTCTCAGGAATCGCGGGCTGACACAAAGTGGCGATAGATTTTGCCTATAGGCCTACGACTCAAGCGGACCTAGCGCGGTGCTTGGCTGACCCAATGTGGCGCGTGTGCTCTGGGGCGCTGTACCAGATCATGCTCAAGAGCGATGCGGAGGAGGGCGAGAGCGTCGTTCCGTTCCGGCCGAACGCTGCCCAATTGCGCCTGATGCGTCGCCTGTGGCACCGAAACATCATCCTCAAGGCGCGTCAACTGGGCTTCACCACGCTGATCGCCATCCTGTGGCTGGATCATGCACTGTTCAACGCTGATCAGCGCTGCGGCATCATCGCCCAGGATCGCGAGGCTGCCGAGGTGATCTTTCGCGACAAGGTGAAGCTGGCCTATCAGCGGCTGCCCGAGGCGCTGCGCCAGGCCATGCCGCTGGCCAGGGACAGCGCGACCGAATTGCTGTTCGGCCACAACAACAGCAGCATCCGCGTGGCAACGTCGATGCGCTCCGGGACCATCCACCGGCTGCATATCAGCGAGTTCGGGAAGATCTGCGCCAAGTACCCGGACAAGGCGGCTGAGGTGGTGACCGGCTCACTGCCTGCCGTGCCGCTGGATGGCATCGCCGTGATCGAGAGCACCGCCGAGGGCAGGGACGGCGAGTTCTACACGATGACGCAGCGGGCCAAGGGGCATGCCGAGGCGAAATCCAAGCTGACTGAGCGCGACTATCGGTTCCATTTCTTCCCGTGGTACGACGAGCCGGCATATCGAGTATCCGGGCACGTGGCGATCAGCGAGAAGGAGCACGAATACTTCGATGGGGTCGAGGCAACTCTTGGTGTAAAAGTTGCGCTTGAGCAGCGCAATTGGTACATCGCCACCCGTGACGCTGACTTTGGTGGTGACGCTGAGCGCATGTGGCAGGAATACCCGAGCACGCCAGAAGAGGCGTTCCAGGTATCGACCGAGGGCACCTATTACGCGGCACAGATAGCGGCAGCGCGCAAGGCTGGCAGAATCACGCGAGTGCCGCATGCAGATGGCGTGCCAGTAAATACATTCTGGGATATTGGTAACAGCGACGGCACCGGCATCTGGCTGCACCAGAAGGTTGGGCTAGATCACCGATTCATCGGCTACCTGGAGGGTTGGGGCGAGCCGTATAGCTACTACATTGCGAAACTGCAAGCGCTTGGGTATATCTGGGGCACGCATTACCTGCCGCATGATGCCAAGCACAAGCGGCAGCAGGGCACAATAATCGCCTCGCCTGAGGATATGCTCAAGAAGCTCGGGATGGCTGGGAAGTGGGAGATAGTGCCAGTGGTGGCCGAACTGACGCACGGCATACAGCTTGTGCGCAATGCCTTCTCGCAGGCGTGGTTCGATGCGGCGGCCACGAAAGAGGGCCTGGCCCACCTGGAAGGCTACCGCAAGCAGTGGAACGAGCGACTCGCATGCTGGTCCGATGCGCCTGTAAAGAACATTCACACCGAGGGCGCGGACTCTTTCCGGCAGTGGGCGCAGATGTTGGAGAAGCTGAACAACCGCCAGCCTGATGCGCCGAAGGTGCAAGCCATCCCCACGGTTTCGCACTGGGGCAGGAAGTAGAATGCGGCTATGACAATGATCGGGCGATAGCATGGCACGCAGCAAGGCGGCAAAACTTGCCGATGTTCACGAGGCGGCTCTGATCGAGTTTGACCGCGTGCAGGCCGCATGCCGCGAGGTGCGCGAGCAGTGCTTGGCGGCGCGGCGGTTCTACTCGATCCCGGGCGCACAGTGGGAGGGATCGCTGGGGCTGCAGTTCGAAAACAAGCCGATGATGGAGCTGAACAAGGTCCATCTGGCTGTGATCCGCATTATCAACGAGTACCGCAACAACCGGGTTGAGGTGACGTTTTCGCCGAAGGACGGCGACAAGGACGAGACGGCGGACGCATGCAACGGCATCTACCGGGCTGACGCCCGCGACAGCGGGGCCATGGAGGCTCGCGGCAATGCGTTCGAGGAGGCCGTCGGCGGCGGCATCGGGGCTTGGCGCCTGCGCTCCTGCTACGAAGACGAGATCGACGGCGAAGAGGATGACGACGCGGCCGACGAAGACCGCAAGCAGCGCATCGTATGGGAGCCTATCGTCGATGCTGACTCATGCGTGTTCTTCGATTTGGACGCCAAGCGCCAGGACAAGCGCGACGCCAAGCGCTGCTGGGTGCTCACGTCGATGACGCGCGAGTCATACGAGGCTGAGTACGGCGATGATCCGGCGTCGTGGCCGCAGTCTCTGACAACCGGCCGCACGTTCGATTGGGCGCCGGCTAACCTTATCTACGTGGCCGAATATTACGAGGTCACGAGCAAAAAGCAAGAGTATCAGTGCTGGGTCGGCCTGGATGGCGGTGAGGTCGAGTACACCACTGAGGAAATCGAGGAAGAGGCCGAGCCGCCAGAGGATGGCCAGCCGGCCGAGCCCTCGCTGCGCGAAGAGCTTGAGGCAACCGGGTTCACGCTGAAGAAGAAGAAGAACAAGAAGGTTCGCAAGGTCCGCAAGTACATCATGAGCGGCGGCAAGGTGCTGGAAGACTGCGGCTTCGTCCCAGGGAAATACATCCCCATCATCGTGACATACGGCAAGCGCTGGTATGTGGATGGCGTAGAGCGCTGCATGGGTCACGTGCAGCTTGCCATGGATGCGCAGCGGCTCAAAAACATGCTCATCAGCAAGCTGGCCGATATATCTGCCAGGTCGAGCGTTCAGAAGCCGGTGGTGTCGCCTGAGCAGATCGCCGGCTTCAGCCAGATGTGGGCCGACGACAACACCAAGGACTACCCGTATCTACTGCTGAACTCCACGAAGGATGTGGACGGCAACCCGATGAGTGTGGCCATGCAGTACACGCAGAATGCCAACGTTCCGCCCGCATTGGCCGCGCTGCTGCAACTGACCGAAGAGGACTTGAAAGACCTGCTCGGCAACCAGCAAGCTGGCGAAGAGATGAACCCAAACATCTCCGGCAAGGTCGTGGAGCTGGTGCAGAACCGCCTGGACATGCAGACATACATCTACATGGACAACCACAAGATGGCCGTCGAGTATGAGGGCGTAGTGTGGATGCACATGGCGAATGATATTTATGCAGAGCCGAATCGAAAAATGAAGATGCTGACCGAGGATGATACAGTCAGCAGCACGGTCATCAACACGAACGGCTATGACGACGAGCGCGGCATGTACGCCAAAAACGATATGACGCGCGCTCGCTTTGATGTGTCCGGCGATGTGGGCCCGACCAGCAGCAGCAAGCGGGCCAGCACCGTGCGTACGCTCATGGGCGTCATGCAGATCACTGGCGCTGTTGACCCAGAGACAACGCAGCTTCTGAGCAATGCCATCCTGATGAACGTCGAGGGCGAGGGCCTGCAGGATCTGCGCGACTACAGCCGTCAGAAGCTGGTGCGCATTGGCGCCATCAAGCCGACGAAGGAAGAACAAACCAAGATGGCCGAAGAGCAGGCCAATCAGAAGCCTGACCCGAACGCCGAATTCCTCATGGCCGAAGCCGATAAGTCACAGGCCTTGGCGCAGAAAGCCCAGGCTGACACCGGGCTTGCCATCGCCAACACCGAGAAGGCGCACGCCGATGCGGCCGCAACGCTGGCATCCATTCCGCAAGGTCAGGCCGCCGCAGCCATCGAGGCTGCTCGCGCCATCAACGAGCTATCCCAACCACCGGCCCCGGCCGCAAGCGCATGAGCGAACAAACCATTGAAGACGAAGTGATCGAGGCTGAGCCGGAAGAGGTTGTTGCGCCGGAGGGAGAAGAGACCGCGCCGGATGGCGAAGAGCCTGCCGAGGCATCCGCCCCAGTTGAGTCGGAGCCGGAAGAGGTCGAGATCACCATCGGCGACGATGCGGCCGCCGAGGCTGAGCCGGCGACCGTGGCGCCATGGGTGAGCGATCTTCGCAAGCGAAACCGTGAGCTGGTCAGGCAGAACGCCGAGCTGCAGGCCCAGGCCAAGCGCCCGGCCGATGTGGCGCACATAGTCGTCGGCAAAGAGCCGGAAATGGGCGATGATGACATTGACTACGATGCCGACAAGTTCAAGGCCCGCTGGCGCGAGTGGAATGATCGCAAGCTGTCGCAGGAGCGCGCAGAGCAGGAGCGCAAGGACACGGAAAAGAAGGCTGGCGAGGCGTGGCAACAGAAGGTGCAGGCATACGACAAAGCCAAGGCCGCGCTCAAGGTCAAGGACTTCTCTATAGCGGAGGATGCGACACGTGAGGCGCTTTCAGTGGTGCAACAGGGGATCATTCTCCAGGGGGCGAAAGATGTGTCGGCGGCGCTGGTCTATGCCCTTGGCAAGAACCCAGCCAGGCTGGCAAAGCTGGCCGCAATTCAGGACCCTGTTGAGTTTGCAGTAGCGATTGGAGAGGCGAAGGCACTCATGAAGACGACACCGAAGAAGATCATCCCGAAGCCCGAGGGCAGCGTAAAGGGCGCCTCGGCTGCCACTGCTGCCGTGAGTAGTGGTAAGATCGACGCGCTGCTTGCCAAGGCCGAGAAAACGGGTGATTACACCGAGTATTTCAGGGCCTCGCGAGCTGCGAAGAAGAAGTAAGCAACGGGCGCCACCGGCCCGCAAACCTGGTGAGTCGTTGGCCACCGCCCGGCCCATGGGTGAGTAAAGCACCGCGGCATGTCCGCAATGTCTAACTCATCCATGGAATTCAGCATGTCCAACGCATTCAGCAAAGAAGAGCGCGTCAGCTTCGACAATGTTCTCGAATCGTTCGAGGATCAGCTCGTCCTGACGCGCAACGTCGCCAAGTTCAACACCGAGTCCGTGCAAATGGAGCGCTCGGGGGACACGATTTGGCGCCCCATGCCATACATCGCGCAATCGCACGACGGCACCGACGCAACGGCCAATTTCGACGAGGCAACACAACTGAGCGTGCCGGCGCGGCTTGGCTTCCAGAAGCACAGCACTGCCATCCTCACCGCCACCGAGCTGCGTGACCTGCTGCAGGAGGGGCGCCTGGGCGAGGCCGCTGCCGAGAAGCTGGCGAGCGACATCAACGTCGCGGTCATGAACGTTGCCGCCCGGCAGGGCACGCTGGTGGTCAAGCGCACGACGGCCGCGAGCGGCTTCGATGACGTGGCCCAGTGCGATGCGATCATGAATGAGCAGGGCATCCAGGCGCGCAACCGCAAGCTGGCACTGTCCACGCGCGACTACAACGGCATGGCGAAAGACCTGCAGGTCGCCTCGCGCTCGTTCGGCAACACCAAGTCGGACAAGGCGTACGAAGAGGCGTATGTCGGCAAGGTTTCCAGCTTCGAAACCTTCAAGCTCGACTACTCCAACCGCATCACCGCGGCGGCTGGCGGCGGCGGCCTGACGATCAACACCCTGGTGGCTGGCGCCCAATACTACACGCCCGCCGCGACGCGCGTTGCCTCCACAGGCGAACAGTCCAATGTGGACAATCGCTATCAGACCGTGACGATTTCCAGCACCACCAACGTGGTAGCAGGTGACTGCTTCACCATCGCGGGCGTGAATGCGGTTCACCACGTCACCAAGGGCGACACGGGGCAGTTGAAGACCTTCCGCGTCATTTCGGTGGACTCGTCCACGACCATGACCATCAGCCCGCCCATCATCTCGGCCCAGGGCGGCACGGATGCGGAGTTGCAGTACCAGAACGTGACCGTGACCGGCTCGGCGACGGCCGCAATCGTGTTCCTGAACACCGTTGCCGCCGCGATCAATCCGTTCTGGCACAAGGACACGATTGAGCTCCTGCCTGGTCACTACGCAGTGCCTACGGATGCTGGCGTGAAGGTGATGCGCGCCAGCACGGAGAACGGCATCGAAATCACGATGCAGAAGTTCTACGACATCAACACCATGAAGACCAAGTACCGGTGGGACATCTTCTTCGGCGTGGTGTTGCTGCAGCCCGAGATGGCCGGCCTGATGCTCTTCTCGCAAACCTGATACTCAAGGAGTAATCATGCTTCTCCCAATCTATCCCAATGGCAAGGTCACGCTGACCATTGCCGCCACCGAAAGCGTTGCAGTCGCCACGTATGGAGCCAGCGGCGCAACTGTGCAGCGCGTGCTGGGCTATCCGAATGTACCGGACACCATCAGCAACCTCGGCACCGTCGCGAATGGCCAGACAGTCTTCGGGCCATACACCAGCGGCGCCACTATCATCATCAATGCTGGCGGCGATCCGGTGTACTACGAAACCGGCGTGGCGCCGATCGTGAAATGGTTTTACGACACGAGCGTTCAAACCACGCCGGTTGCCGTGGATGTGACCGGCGCGGTGTCTGCGGCTGCCATCCTGGGCGGCATCGTCACCTCGACGACCGCGGCTGCCGTGGCCGGCACGGTGCCCACCGGCACTGTGATGGATGCCGCCGCGGAATGGGCTGTCAACGATGCATGCGACTGGTCGGTGATCGCCACGGGTGCAAATGCATTCACGGTGACGGCCGCGTCAGGCCATACGCTCGTGGGCACCGCGGCCGTGGCAACCGCCACGAGCGGCCGATTCCGCACGCGCAAGACGGCTGCCAATACCTTCGTCACGTACCGCTTGGCGTAAGGCGTGGCCGAGTTCCCGACGCTCGTGTACCGGTGCCCTGGCTCCTGCGCCAGGCCCGGTGGCACGTATGGGTGGCTCGCGGTGGCCGATCGGGGCCGGCTTGATGCGGCGCTGGCCGCAGGCTGGTTCCTGACGCTGCCGGAGGCAGTTGCCGGCAAGGCGGACGTGGCAGAGGCCGTGGATAGCGCCCCGCCTACGCGTGCAGAGATGGAGCAGCGGGCCGGCGAGCTTGGCCTCCGCATCGATGGCCGCTGGTCTGATGCGCGGCTGGCCGCTGAGATCGCGAAGGTGACGTGATGGGATGGACCAAGCGCGAGGTTTTGGGCAAGGCGTTCAGCATGGTGGGCCTGGCCGGGTATGAATACGATCTGACCGGCGACGAACTGAACGACGCGCTTACGACCATGGACGCCATGGTGGCCGAGTGGGACTCGAATGGAATCCGCATCGGGTATGTGCTGCCGTCCACGCAGGGCGGCAGCGACATCAACATGCAGTCTGGCGTGCCTGATCGGGCCTATATGGCTGTGGCTACGAATGTCGCATGCCTGATATCGCCAGGCTATGGCAAGGTGCCGTCGCGCGAGGTCAAGCAAGCGGCCAAGGCCGGCTATGACATGCTGCTTGCGCGCTCGCTGGCCACGCCGCCGCAAACGCAGCTTCCCGGGTCGATGCCGGCCGGCGCCGGCAACCGCTGGCGCAATGGCAACCAGCGCCCATTCCTGGCCCCGCCTGTTGATCCGCTGCTGGCTGGCCCAGATGGCGAACTGGAGTTCAACTGATGCCCGAAATCAATCAACTGTCGGCCGTAGATTCGCTGGCTGCCGGCGATCAGTTCCCGCTGTACTCGGCATCGCAGGGTGATGCGCGCAGGGTGTCTGTCACCACGCTGGCAGCTTACATGCAGGAGCAGCTTACTTCGCAAGACGGCATGGAGACACAATACTCGGCCCCGAACGCGACGGGCTTCTCTGTGACTATCGCGCCAACTGTGGATGGCGGCGACGTGTGGCTGCGCATCACGCCCACGGCTGGATTTGCGGCCGGTACTATCGTGCTGCCTGCGCTGGCCGACTGCGTTGACAGGCAAGAGGTCCTCGTATCCTGCAACCAGGCCGTGACCACGCTGACGATTACTCCAAACGGTTCGACCGTCGATGGCGGCCCGACCACGCTGGCCGCGAACGCATTCTTCCGCCTGCGCTATGAGGCGGTTTTCCACGTCTGGGTGAGGGTAGGGTAACCATGTCAGCCAAGCAACCATTCAGCCCGCACTACGGATCGAACCAGGTGGTGACGCCTGCGGCCGGGTCGGCCACGATCACGATCAGCGCAGCGGACAAGCAGGTGCGCGTTGTCAACAGCGGCGCAGCCAAAGGCTACTTCCGTATATTCAAGACCGAAGACGGGGCGCTGAATGCGTCTGTTGCTGATTTCTGTGTGTTGCCCAACATGTCCTCTGTGGTCACGAAAGCCGATGGCCAGGACAAGTTGGCCCACATCTCTGCAACAGGAACAACGTTTGAGGTAATGACCGGCGAGGGTTGGTGATATGGACGCAGTTGCACAGATACCGCCAACAGACCTATTGCGGTACATCGCAATCCCTCCTGTTGCAACGAACTCGGCGGGCGTGAAGGGCCAATTCTCGTACGACGGGAGTTACTTCTACATTTGCGTGGCAACAAGCACATGGCTGCGCGCAGAAATACTGTCTTGGTGACACAATGAAAGCATTGATTGCACTGCTCAGTTTTGTTTGTGTGTCAGCCGTCGCAGCGCCATACGAGTTGCGCATCAACCAGCGCGACTCGACTGACACATCAACGTTTTCGCGCAGCATGGCGCCGTTGTCGCCAGCGCCTGGCACCAGCGCAATCATCGTATACGACGGCAATACGACTCTGCCGAAACAGGGCGCCATCGGGGCCGGCCTCTCGTGGGACGGCACGACACTCAGTGTTACGGGCGGGTTCAGTGGCGCCTATGGTGATCTGACTGGAGTCCCGTCCACATTCTCCCCGAGCGCGCACACGCATGCGGCCGGCGACATCAACAGCGGCACGCTTGCTGACGCGCGGATCCCGTCACTGGCGATCAGCAAGACCACCGGTCTGCAGGCGGCGCTCGATGGCAAGCTGACCATCCCAACCGGATCGGTGGCGCAGTACGTTGCCGGCAACGGCAGCGTGTCATCCCGCGGGTTCAGCTACACAACGCGGGCGGTCAATACCTGCTTCCAGGCGAGTGCGACGCGGGATGTGATGGTGAGCTATGCGGTGGATATTGCGGCGACGCTCTCACTGAGCGGCGGACAGCAGGGCACGGTATTTTTGGAGCTTTTCACCGACAGTGGGTGCACAACGGGGACGCAAGAGGTGACGCGGGCCACGAATGGCAACACCGGCACCCTGACCATCGGCTTGAACACGGTCCAGACCAGCACCGCACGGCTCTCTGGCGTCGTCCCTGCTGGCATGTATTTGCGCCTACGCACGGCAAATGACGCCGGCACGCCAACATTCACGGCGCGGCCTGGGCAAGAGGTCGCGCTCTAATGCAAATCCCGATCCTGCAGTCCATCTTCACCGATCTGACGGGCGATTTCCGCACGTCATATCCTGTGAATATGGTGCCAGTGCCAAAGGATACCGGCCTGTCGGCTGGATACCTGCGCACCGCAGATGGGATAACGGAATTCGCGGAGGGGCCCGACAAGGATCGCGGCGCCATCAATTGGAAAAACGCATGCTATCGTGTCATGGGCACGAAACTAGTGCGCGTGAACCAGGGCGGCACGGTTGATGTGCTCGGGGATGTTGGCATCGGCACGGTGGCCATCAGTGACCGCGTGTCGATGGATTACTCATTCGACCGACTGGCAATTGCATCGGGTGGCCGGCTGTACTACTGGGACGGCACGACTCTCACGCAGGTGACAGACCCGGATCTAGGCGTCGTCCTGGATGTCATCTTCCTGAGCGGCTACTTCATGACCACTGACGGCGAAAACGTCGTGGTGACGGACCTGTCGGACCCGTTCAGCGTCAACCCGCTCAAATATGGGTCAAGCGAGTTCGACCCTGATCCGGTGTTGGCGCTGTTCAAGCTGCGCAATGAGGCATACGTCCTAAATCGCTTCACGATTGAGGCATTCCAGAATGTGGGCGGAAGCCTATTCCCATTTGCCACAATCCGCGGCGCAGAAATTCCCAAGGGCGTCATTGGCACGCATATGCGCGTTATCGTCGGTGAAACATTCGCCTTCGTGGGCAGTGGTCGCGGCGAGCCCCCGGCGCTGTACCTGGCTGGCGCTGGTACGGCTCAAAAGGTGAGCACGCGCGAGATAGATGAGGTGCTCGCCTCATATAGCGAGTACGAGTTGTCGCTTGGGTCGCTGGAATATAGGGCACTGGAAGGGCACCAACTCATCTACATCCAATTGCCAGACCGGACGATTGTGCATGACCTGGCGGCATCGCAGGCAGTGCAAAAATCCGTGTGGTACGGCCTCGCGTCCGACATTCCTTGCCTCGGGCCATACCGGGCGCGAAATTTCTGCTACTGCTATGGTCTGTGGCTGGTGGGCGATACTGCAGACGGTCGCATTGGGTTCGTGGATAGCACCACCCCCACCCAATACGGCGAGACGATGGGCTATCGGTTCGATGCAGCGCTCGTGTACAACGAGGGAAAAGGGGCGCTCGTGCACTCGCTGGAGCTTGTCGGACTGCCTGGGCGCGCCCCGCTGGGCGACACGCCAATCATTTTCAACAGCTACACCGACGACGGTTTGCAATACAGCGACGAGAAGGCCATTTCTGGCGGCACGTTCGGCCAGATGGCAAAGCGTTTGGCCTGGCGCCGGCAGGGCCGCATGAAGCTGTGGCGCGTGCAGCGATTCCGCGGGGTAGGCAAGTCGCACATGGCCTTCGCGCGTCTGGAAGCTGATCTGGAGCCGCTCAATGCCTAGGCTCACGCGCAACGACCTGGCGCCGGTATTCAAGGCCCCCAAGACGCTGATTGCGGCCGATGCCATCATGAATGGTGCCGTGATTGCCGATGCATTGGAGACTGGTGGCACGCAAACGCCTACACTGGGCGCCAACAAGCCCGGTTCAGTAGGCGGAGATCCCGTCGCGTGGATGGTGTTCACACACGAAGGCGTCGAGTACATGGCGCCGTGCTGGCGGAGGGATGCGTGATGAGTAACGCGGAAGTGCTGCTGACGAATGAAGTCGCTGGGCAGATTCACCGCCTGGAGGATGAGCTGCGCAAGATGCCGCAGGCTGACATTCCGACCGAACACACTTTCGGCCCCGGTTTCTACGCGCGCACGATCACGATTCCGGCCGGCTGCACGCTGACGGGCAAGGTGCACGCGACTGAGCACATTTTCATCGTTTCACGTGGCGAGATCCTGCTGGCTACCGACGATGGCACGCAGCACGTGCGCGCCCCATTCCAGGCGGTGTGCCGGCCGGGCATGAAGCGGGCCGGCCACGCGCTGACTGAGGTGGTCTGCACCAACGTGCACATCACGACCGAGACGGATCTGCTGCGCCTGGAGGCCACTTTGATCGTGCCCCAAATCGAAATGCGCGAAAGCGCGGAGGTTTTGCAGTGAGCTGGGTAGCCACGGCCGTAGTCGGCGGCGCTGTCATCGGTGGCATTGCCTCCAATCGAGCGGCGGGGCGGGCTGCGGACGCTCAGACCGCCTCTGCCCAGGCCGGCATAGATGCGGGTGATCGGCAGTTTGCTGAGATTCAGCGGATGCTCGCCCCGTACCGCGAGACTGGCGCGCAGGCGCTTGGCGGACAAGAGGACCTGGCTGGCCTGAATGGGCAAGACGCGCAGGCGCGTGCCATCCAAGCGCTGCAGCAGAGCCAAATATTCACATCGCAGCTACAGCAGGGGGAGGATTCCATACTTGCCAACGCTTCGGCCACGGGTGGCCTGCGGGGCGGCAACACGCAGGGCGCGCTGGCGCAGTTCGCGCCGCAATTGTTGTCACAAACCATCAACGACCAGTATTCGCGGCTTGGCGGGTTGTCGTCCATGGGACTTGGCGCGGCCGGGCAAACGGGTCAATTCGCCCAGAGTGCCACGAACAACGCCCAGGCCCTACTGCAGCAGCAAGGAGCGGCCCAGGCTGGTAGCGCGCTGGCTCGCGGGCAGGCATTCTCAAACGTGGCGCAGAGCATCCCGCAGGCGTTCTTGTTCAGCCAGTTCGCTGGCAAGGGTGGATTCTGATGGTCGGCCCGCTTGATTACTCCGGCGCGTTCGGTGCGCAGGCTCAAAACCCGTTCGCTGGGGCGCTCCAGGCTATGCAGCTTGGCACCGCGGTGCGCGACGACCGGGCGCAGCAGGCCGCTGCGGCGGAGAAGCAGCGCCAAGCGCAGGAGATGAACACGGCGCTGTTGGAGGCGTCCCGGGACCCCACACCGCAGCGCATCGCGTCGCTGTCCGTGCGCTTCCCGCAACTGTCGGAGAACCTCAAGCGCTCATATGACATGCAGTCGGCCGAGGCGCAGAAAAGCAACCTGTCGTCCATGACGCAGGTCTATGCGGCCGTCAACTCCGAGCGTCCCGAGATTGCCACGCAGCTACTGCGCCAGCAGGCGGCAGCTCAGAAAGAGGCCGGGCGCGACAAGGAGGCGCAGGCATCTGAGACGATGGCGAAGCTGATTGAGACCTCCCCGCAGCATGCCAAGCTGACGATTGGCGCCGCCCTGTCCGGGATCATGGGCCCCGAGAAGTTCGCCGAGTCGTTCGCGAAGCTGGGCGGCGAGGCGCGTGCGCAAGAGCAGGCCCCGGCGGCGCTGCAAGAGGCGCAGGGGAAGGCCGCGAAGGCCGGCGAGGACGCCAAGGTTGCGGCAGTCACAGCCAAGTACGCTGACTCCGCGGCGGTGGCCGATCTACTCAAGAAAAAATGGGACATCACCAAGATTGAGCAGGACATCGGCATCGCGAAGGAAACGAACCGCATCAAGGCGATGGAGGCGGCGGCGGCGCGCGAGGGCAATGCACTCAAGCGCGATGAGTTGCGGCTGAAGATCGACGAGACGAAGCGCGGGCGGGACGAGAAGATCCGCGAGAATGTAGCTGCAGCAGAATCTGGGGCCGCGACCATCGACAACATGCTGAACACAGTGGAGCGCATCAAGAAAAACCCGGCGCTGAATGATGTGTTGGGAAGTATTGAGGGGCGTTTGCCGTCCGTGTTCAGCGACGAAGGCAGTAATGCCATCGAATTGATCGATACTCTCGGGTCGCAGGCATTCCTCGCGCAGATACCCAATATGGCGAAGATGGGCGCTCTTTCGGAAAAGGAGGGCGACAAGCTGCAGGCGTCATTGCAGAATCTGTCCCGCAAACAGGGCGAAAAGCAGTTTCGCGCCAATCTCGATGAGACGGCCCGCCTGATTAAAAAGGCTCGCGAAGGCATCAGCAAGCGCACAGGTGTGCCTCTGAGCGCCCCAGATACGCCGGCAGCGCCTGGTGCGCGCCCGCCACTATCGTCGTTCGAGTCAGGCGGGGGCGCGACTGGCGCATATTGATATGGCATTCGATGTTGAGGCAGCGCGAAAGGCCGGATATACCGATGCAGAGATCGCCACTCATCTTGCGTCGATGAGTGGCTTTGATGCTGCCGGGGCGAAGAAATCTGGTTATTCGGATGGCGAAATCATTGCCCACTTGAAAGATGCGAAGCGTGGCGACTACAAGCCGGCGCGGAGCGTGGGAGAAAAGGTGGTTGGAGCTGGTGAAGCGGCGCTATCTGCTGTCACTGGCGCCACTGGCGGCGCGGTCGGCGGCTTCTTGGGTGGACTCAATCAGGTTGGTGCTGATATCGCGCACCTGGCAACAGAGGGCCAGGGCTACCAGCCGGCGAGGTCGGTGGAGCAGGCCGCCACCGAGGGCGCCCGCATGTTCACGTACGTGCCGCGCACCGAGGCCGGCCAAGAATACGCCGGCAATGTGGCTGATGCGGCACAGGCTCTGGCGCCAATGGCTGGACTGGGCGCAGAGGCGGCCATCATCGGTGGCGCCATGCGGCCATCGGCGCAGATGGTGCGCGCCGCAGCAGAGCCAGCCATCACGCAATCTGTCAAGGCTCTGCAAGATGGCGGCGCAGCGGCGGCGCAGCTACTCAAGGACCGTGGCATCATCGGCGCCCAGGGCACGCCGGCAGCCGGGACCATGGGTAGCGTGGGGGCCGCCGCCACCGACATGGCAAACCAGCGCACGGCCACAGCCCAGGCGCTGCCGCAGCCCATCACGCTGACCAAGGGACAGGCCACGCGCGATTTTGAGCAGCAGCGCTTCGAGGCCGAGACAGCCAAGGATCCGCGCCTTGGTCAGCCGCTGCGCGAGCGCTCTGCAGAGCAGAACCGCCAGCTATCCGGCAACTTCGAAGCCATGATTGATGAGACCGGGGCGCGGGCGACGAATGCCATCGAGACCGGTCGCACAGTTGACCGGGCGCTTGTACAGGCTGCCGCCGCTCGAAAGAGCGAATACCGCACCAAGTACCGAGAAGCCGAGCGGGCCGGGCAGATGGAAGACCCGGTATCCACGGAGGCAATCGTGCGCTTCCTGGACGAGAACTCATCCGCCAACGCGCCAGAGCTGGCGGGCGGTTCGCTGGGCATCACGCAGCGCGAACTGATCCGTCTTGGTGGCGCCGAGATGGAGGGCGGCCGGTTGGTGGCGCGCGAGTTGCCACTGCGGCAAGTGGAGTTACTGCGCCGGCAAGTCGGCAACGCCATGGACGCGGCCCCTGACAATGCTACCAATATGCGCATGGGCGCGCAGATCAAAGAGCTGATCGACCAGCAAACCGAGGGCCTGGGTGGTGACCTGTACAAGGAGGCCCGCGCATCCCGCCGCCGCTATGCGCAGTTGTTCGAAGATAACGCTATCGTCAGCAACCTGCTTCGCACCCGCCGCGGCACGGCTGACCGGCAAGTAGCGCTTGAGGATGTGTTTCGCAAGACCGTGCTGAATGGTGACAGGGAATCGCTCGGGCGCCTGCGCCGCACGCTTCAAGTGGCTGGTGGTGAGCAGGGCGCGCAGGCCTGGCGCGAGCTTCAGGGCGCCACCGTGCGCCACTTGCTCGACGAAGCAACCAAGGGTGTCGGCACCGATGCGGCCGGCGTGCCGCTCTTCAGCGCGGCGAAGCTGAACAACGCGGTTCGAGCGCTTGAGGCTGATGGCAAGCTGGATTTCGTGCTTTCGAAGCAGGGCGCTCAAACCGTGCGCGATTTGAACGAGATTGCAAAGGTGGTGCTGACAACGCCACCCGGGACGGTGAATACCAGCAATACGGCCAGCGTTCTACTTGCAGCCCTGGCCGAGTCGGGCGCGACCGGCGCGCTCACTGGGTTGCCGATCCCTGTACTAACTGGCCTGAAGGTGATATCACAGCAGGTTAAGGACGCAAAAGTCCGCAAGCGCGTATCTGACGCCTTGAATGAGGCAAAGGCAAGACAATGAGCAATTCACGCACAAACGTTGACCTATTGCGCAATCTTCTGGTTTCGCTTGGGTCGTCATCGACGGCTCAGATTGATGCGCTGTTATTGCTGCTTGGCACGTCGCCGACGTTACATGGCACTATTACGCTTGGCACGTCGGCCGCAGATACCATCAATCAGGTGGGGCTTACAACAGGACGTGGGGCGGCAACCACATATACTCCAACGCTGTCGAATTTTGTTAATGTTGCATCGGTAACGCTGCGTGCCGCATGGTATGATCGCAGCAACGACCTGGTTAGCGGTCATGTTGTATGTGATATTGATCCAACACTAGCATCTGGGACAACACTGGCGATAACTTTGCCGGTAGCATCAAACTTCGCAAACACATACGACGCGTCAGGCCAAGGCATAAGTGATGCAAGCGAAGTTGGGGTTGTGACCGCAGATACTACAGGTGATAAGTTGTATTACACATATACAGCCGGTAGCACAAGCCCAACGCAACATCGTGTTATGTTCTCTTACAAGGTAATTGCATAATGGCAACCCCAGCAACCGTAAACCCATTCAACCATTACGTCGGCCTGGACGGGCTGCCGCTCGAAAACGGCTACATCTGGTTCGGCGAGCCATTCCAAGATCCTGAATTGCAGCCGCTGGCCGCCTACTGGGACGATGCCAACGTGCAGCCGGCTGCGCAGCCCATTCGCACGGTGGCAGGCTACCCGGCGCGCAATGGTGCCCCGGCGATGGTGTTTGTGGGCGCCCAGTACAGCATGCGCGTGCGGGATCGCAATGGCCGGCAGGTATTCTACGCGCCCAATGTCACGGCGGTAGATCTAGGCGGCGGCGGCCTGGACGTGATCACGGCATCGGGCGGACAGGCCATTGTCACGCTGACGAACGCGGTGTACACGCCTGGCAGCAATGCCCTGGATGTGTACCTGAACGGCATTCGACAGATCAGCGGACAGGATTACTTCGAGACTGGCGTCGCGCAGATCACGATGGCGGCAGCATTGTCAGCCGGCGACCAAGTGATTGCCTTCGCACGCTCCACATTCGGGCTCACGCAGGCGGTGCTGAGCGACTGGCAGGCAGAGGTGTTCAGCGGCGCGGGGGGCGGCAGCCAGAATTTCACGCTACTGCGCAACCCTGGCGCCGTCGCAAACATGGATGTTTCTGTGACGATCGGAGGCATTGGTTCCACGCTGCGCCCGCTGATCGAATACACCCTCTCCGGCAACGTCGTCACGATCACGCCAGCCCCCGCCGCCGCGTCGAACAATGTGCTGATCCGCTACGGCCGCAGCCTGCCCCAGGACGCGCTACGCGGCGAACTCGCCGACCCCACCAGCGAGAGCAATGCGGCTGGAATGGTGTACTTGGATCAGGGGAAAAACTACGTTGCAGGAACAATCGGCGCATGGTTCTCTGGCGCCTGGCTCAGCATAACAAGTCGGTTGAATGACGTTGCTGGCGCTGTTGCTGACGGCACTGACCAAACCTCAAAGATAAACGCAGCGACATATGCGGCATCGCTATATGGTGCCGACGTGTATGTGCCGCCTGGTGAATTCGTGTGCAACGAGATTATTCACTATCCGAACCAAACAATTTTCGGCGCCGGCGAACAAAGTGTTCTGAAACAAAAGGCATCGGCACCAACAAATTCGGCCCTGATTCGAAACGTTGATGTTGGTACAAACATTGACGGCTCTGACACTGTCGGGCAGTCACGCAGCCACCTGCACAAGCTGTGTTTGGACGGGAACAAGGCGAATCAGTCGAATTCCGGCCTCAACTTGGTTAAGTGGCGCCAAGTCAAATTTTCAAATATCACGTACTGCTTACTGCGCAATTCGTTCGGCTATGCCATAAATGGCTGCAACGGGATTGACCACTGCATCGTTGCCCACAATCAGTTTACAAACAATGTCGGCACGGACATCGAAATTCGCTGGGTTTCAAATCGCAATCTTATTCACGACAATACGATTGTAGGCGCCAATTTGCCGGTTAGCGATGGCGGCGAGGCTGGGGCTGTCACAGGTGATGCGATAGTAATCAGCTCTACCAATATGAGCGGCGGCGTAGATTTCAATTGCGCCGAGTTCAAGGTCCATCACAACACGATCAAGGGCAAAGTAAACGGAATTGTTCTGCAAGGGTTATTTGATTCGAACATTGAGCGCAACACCATGGGTACGCAAACCGGGTATGGCATACAGATGACGAAGGGCGCTACTTGGTTCTGTCAGGGATTGGATATAACCGCGAACATCATTAATCATGAGGCCAGTTCCAGCTTTAAAGCGATGCTGCTGCTGGGCCAGCGCCTTAATGTAAGCAATAACATCATATACATGAGCAATGGCGACGCTATTTACGTGTCAGACGACGCCAATAATCAGCTAATCGACATCGTAAAAAATCATATAAAGTACACAGCGTCACAAGATGTTGGTAGCGGCATTGTGGTCAGAAACCTAAACAGGGGCTCCATTCGACAGAATAACATTCGATGGGCGAGGCACGGCGTGCATCTGACGACCCCGCCAACATCAAACACAATTGGCGGAATTGCCGTAGATGGCAATGAAATGAACGATTGCTCCAGGAACGGAATAAGAATAGAGGAAGGCGGCTCAACAAGAACGATCATCGCAATCAAGGTGTCAAACAACCTTATACAATTCTGCGGGCTGCAAGCCGCGAACACTCACGACGGTATATTCATTGAGCAGTCAGGTGGCACAGTTAACAATATATGGATGGACGCAAACACGGTCTATGACAACACTGCAAAGCAGCGGTGGGGTGTGAGCATAAACGGCACTACCACAAATATCGTTGTCAATCCGAATAATACGTTTTCTGGAATGCAATCTGGCGGTGTCACTGGATATTTCACGGCGGCGCCCACAACAGGCACGTGGCATGTCGGGCAAGACATAACGTTCTTCGGCGCCGCAGCCGGTGGTGTGCCGGGCACAAGATGCGTCACCGGTGGGACGCCGGGGACGTGGAAGAGTCACGCGGCCATTGCCGCCTAACCAAGGAGTAAAGAATGTTTACAGTACTGACAACCGCCACAGCCTACTGCGCCGCCCTGCACATCGCCCGCCGAGTGCGCGCCTACGTGCCGCCCGGCAAGGCTCGTGACGCCATCGACACGACGCTGCGCGTGCTAGGCGGCGGCGGCCCTGGCGTCGAGAAGTAGCGTGCTCGAAGCGCTGCTTCTGCTGCTAGCTATTGGCCACTACGGCTATCAGCCCACGGCGGATCTGCTGGGCGTGCTGCCTACACGGGTCTTCTACGTCTTCCAGGGAATCACTGGTGCGGCATTCTTCGCGCTGGCGCCGCGGGTGGTCCTGGAGCGCCGCAGGCACTGGCCGCAGGCGGCTCGGATCGCGCTCTACGGTGTCGCGCTGTGGGGCCTGGCAGAGCAAACGCTGATCGTCACGTGCGGCTGCGCTCGGCTGCGGGATGCGTCGTTCCGCGCGCCGCCCGGAGAGGGCTTGTGTGGCGGACAATGGTACGGGGTCGGGCTGGCCGTGGTGGCGTGGCTCGCGTTGCTGGTCTGGACGGCCAAGAAAGCAGAGCGATGAGCGATATCACTGCGGCGGCTACGGCCGCATCTGCCACGGCTGCCGCTGGGGCCGCTGCCAGCCTGCCGCCACAAGGCGTGATCCTATGCGCTGTGGCCGGCGCTGTGATCGGTGTTTGGGTCTCGCATGCTGATGGTGTCACGCTGTCGTGGCGTTGGGCGCTGGCCGCGGTGGGGATGGTGCTGGCCTACACAGGCTTTGCCATCTTGGGCACCAGCGTTGCAACGGCGCTGTTCCCGGCCTACGCGATCACTGCGCCACTGGCGCGGATCCCAGAGTGGGCCATCAGCGGCACTCTGGCGCTGGGCGGATGGTGGGCGCTGCCGGTGATGGCCGCAGCGGCGCGGCGGTGGGTTGATCGACGGGGCGGCGGTTCTCAGGGCGGGGGTGGATGATGATGTGGGAAATTGTGGTTTCGGTCGCGACTGGCATTCTTGGCGCGGTGGCCGGATCAACGGCGCTGGCGGCAGCGCTTGAATACCAGGGATGGCGGCGCGTGCTGTCGGCAGAATCAGTGGTGCTGCTGGCCGTGGCTCTGGTATCGGCGTGGTGCGTTGTCGAGTCGCTCTACATGCAGGCGCATCTGGTGCACCTCGTTTTGATGCTGGTTGCAGCGTCGCAGGCCGTCAGAATGCTGTACGCTGCTGAACGTGTGCAACGTGCAGCGAAGCGAGGCGGCGAATGGAAAACACGGCAGCGGACACGGACGTGATGCGGACAGTGATTCATCGGGACGGCTCATACGCCATGTTCGCGGATGAGACTGAGGCCGCAAACTACGCCGTACAGCAGCACGCCTCGCTTGGGCCGCTGATGACTCGCAAGCACGCGTCTGAGGTAGTCAAGCAGACGGCACCGAGTGACTGCGGGCACGGGTTTTGACCCCAGGCCAGATCACGGCCGGCGCTGTCATCGTCGGCGCGTTCCTTGGCGGCGCCTTGATGGGTCGCAGGTCGGTGCAGGCTGATTGGGACGCAGAGCGGGCGCAGCAGTCTCGCGCCCAAACGGAATTCATCGCCCGCAACTACGTCAGTCGATCGGTTGCTGAAGCTCAATACGCAGCGATGGCCGGCCACTCTGCCAAAGTCTTACGCGAGGTGATCCATGTTCCCGCCGATCCTCTGCAATGCCCGCAAGGCGTTGACATTCGCGATGTGGTGCTCCCTGGCCTGGCTGACCGGTTGCGCAAGCTCCGTGACGCCTCCGGTGTCCCTGCCGGCTCCGATGTGGGTGCCGTGCAGCCTTGAGGCGCCGCCCGCCGATCTGACCGTGCGCCAAGCTGAAGAGCGGCTGCTGCGCGCAGAGGCTGCGCTGTGGCTGTGCGATGCCCAGGGCCTGGCGATCATTCGGGCGTGGCCTAGGTGATGGTGCCGCGTCAAGGATTCGAACCCTGGACCACCGAGCTACAAGGACGGTGCTCTACCAACTGAGCTAACGCGGCAGGTCACGGGATTGCACCGTGCCACATGGGATGGAATCCCCATGCTCCGCAGCCGCAGCAGCGAGGATGACGCCTCGATACCCGCTTGCACCGGCCCCTTACGGACACGAAAGACTAGCCCTCGTGCCACCCGCAGGTTGCCGCTCTTCAGGCGCAAACGCATGTCATTGCGTCAGCGCTCCCTGACTCTGGAGCGAGCTTTCGGAATCGAACCGAACTAGGCGCCTTGGAAGGGCGCTGCCTGACCGCTCGGCCAAGCCCGCGAATTCTGTGCCGTCTCTCCGAGCTGTCAAGCCGTTCTGTTGCCTTCTGGACCCAGGCTTTCTCACTCCGCGTTTACCGCCATGCAATTTGCGCCGGCATACTCCAGTGACGGGTTGCGCCGGATTCGTCCCTCTCGCCACTTGCGCGGCTGTCACAGCGAAGAAATCTTGGCCGTCTTTCCGGCCTGCCATGTGCCCCACTGTTCACCGGCATTCCCGTCTCGCATGCTCCTACTCGATCATGCTACGTTTCCTGACTGCCAGGCCAGCCGTTCAGGGAGGCGCACACGCCACCCATCAGTTCTTTTGTTTGGTGGGCGCTGGATGGATTTGAACCATCGCACAGCAGGGGTTCATTACAGCCCGCTTGCTCTCCCAGACTGAGCTACAGCCGCCCGTTGTGATTATGCCTTCTTGCCGATCTGATCGCGAAACCTTTTCTCCGTATACACCACCATTCCAATCGCCTCGGGCCACGCCTTGCTGTAGGCGGCCCATGCGATGGACTCAAGCGTTCTGCACCGCAAGCATTCACCCCCTGGCCATGAGCCGCAGATGCATGGCCCCACCACGTCGCCAGCCGGGTACGGCGCCACACGATGATAGGGCGCGTCACTGCTCATCGTCGCCATCCTGGTAGTCTGGCTCGCGCAGATCGGGGTGTGTCGATGAGCCGTTGCGCGCCATGCGTTTGGCGTGCGCCATGCGCTCGGCTGCGCACTGGCTGCTATGCTCGCGCTCTTCGTCTGCCGCCACGATGTCGGCGGCGGTCATGCCGTAGTAGTCGTTCATGAGTTTCTCCAAATCACCAGCGCCAGCACTCCGGCAACGCCAGCATACACGCCATACCGCAGGGCCAGCGACACGGCATGGCACCAGCCGTAGACCGCGATCCAGTCACTTGCGCGTTTCATGGCGCCTCCATGGCTTCTTGATCACGTCAGCCAGCACGCAAAATACGCATGCAAGCAAGTATCCGATTATCACGGCCTCTAACGATCCTCGTTTCATTGGTCGCATCCTTTGCCAATCTGCCCACGGTCATCGTGTGCCGTGAACCGCTCCCAATGTACCCAACCGCCAGGGCAGTGAAACCCCCAGTCTCGGTAGACTGGTCCGGTGATGAACAAGGTCCAGCACGGCCCGGCATGCAGTTCGATGCGGTGCGATAGTTTGCCGCTATGACGTACTCTCCACGCACCTTGCCGCATCAGGCGCCTGTGATGCACACCACCTGCCGCGATGGTGTGCTCCGTGTACTCGCCGCGCAGGATAAGCGAGAAGTTCGCCCACGGGTGATCGTGCATCGCTCTGTCATCATCGCTGCGAAGGAAGCGATGCAGGTAGACGTTGAACAGCCTGTTGCGCGGCAGGATGTACCAGCGCAGCATGTAGGGATCATCGTGCCCACCGATCACGCGATCTGGCTGGCGAGCCGTGGTGCGCCTGATGAAGCGCTCGATCATGGCCGCCCCACTGCGCCGCAAAGCTCAAGCACCATGCGCTGAGCCGCCCAGAACGGTCCGCCGCGGTGCATGATGATGTCTTCAGCGAACGCCTCCGCGCTGTTAGCCATCTTCGGCTGCGGCTCGTGCAGCAGGCCGATGCACAGGCCCGAGCGAGTCACGAGCACGTCGCGGCGGTTGGCGTAGGCCGGCCCAACATAGCCGGGCGGGATGCGGTCAAGCATGGGATCGCGGTTGATCATGCCAGGCCCCGCGTGCTGTATCCGACTCGCTCACCGGTATTTGCCTCAACCTGAACGGCCCGGTCGTCCCAAAGCTCGATCATTGCGTAGTCTTTCACGTTGGTGATAGGAAGCATTTGCCCGATGTGATGCAGGCACCACATGCGGATAGCCGTTACGGCGCGCACCGCATCATCAAACCGCGCAGGGTCAATGCCCATGGAGCGGGCCGCAGCCGAAGACTCGGCATCGCTCATCTGCACCCGCTCATACGGCTTGACGCAGGTATCCAGAGGACTGATGCGCGCCGTGAATATGCGAACCTCGTGACCATCTGCAATCCACTTCTTGACGCGAAAAAGCATCGCGCCCACCGGTTCGCCGCAGTGATCGGCGCCACGCCACTGATCGTACAGTGCCAGCGTCCCATCAAAATCTACGCCGATCCATCCTTTGTTACTGCTCATGGCTGCTCCAGGTTGAACCGCTTGCGTATCGCTGCTTCGATTGCCATCGCCGCGCTGTTGAACGCCGAGCCTCCGCAAGCCATGTCGCGGCAAATCCCGGCGCACGCCTGCGCCACGAGTCGGCCGTAGGCGCGCATGTCATTTGCGTCGTACGAGTGGACCACGAGTGACCGCATCACGGAGTCTGTTTGCCGCGACTCAATGCTGGGTGGCGGCAGCGGCGGCATGCCTTCTGCGCTCATTCGGCCTCCACCAGTTTGATAGTTTCCTCGCACCGCGCCGCCAACATCTCGTTCACGTCGTCCTTCGCATCGTTCTCAACGGTTCCCTTGGCCCTGTGATGAGCTTCGTAGATGCGAAGCTGCTTCGCCACCATCTTCAAATCGCAGATCATTCTGGCTGCCTCTCTGTCAGCGCGGTCAGAAACCTCGAACGCAGCCCGACGGGCCTTGACTGCTACGGCCTTGTTTCCGAATGCGTCGTGAAGTGACCGCTGGTACTTCATGATGCCACACCTCCTGCAACTGGGCGCCAGGCTTGCGGTGGCATAGCGGGATTCGTCGTAGGGGTCGCCTCGCTCAACACCAGCGGCTGCCGGACAATATTCCGTGTCCCAATACCATCCGAGCTGCCTGCAATCCGTTGCGCGCTCGACCAATGTATCCGCTCCAGGAGCGCGGTGATGCCACAGCCCCACGCGCTCGGCCACCGGGATGTCAGTCCCGCGGCGCCATGCGGATGCGCTCGGCTGGGCGTGCGTGATCGCCTTCTGCAGATCGCCAAGCGGCGCGGCCTTCTTGTCCAGGCTCTTTAGCCAGTCGGCCAGATCCTCGTCATAGCTCGGCGGCAACGGCATGTCGTCGGCGACTGGCGGCAACGCACGACTCACACGCGGGTGGTGCGCGCTCGCCGCGTACATGATGCGCTCGCAAGACAGATCGACAGAATTACGCGCAATCTCGGCGCGCAGAATCTGGAGGCGTGGAGATGGTTTGTTCAGCATGCGTGTACTCCGGTGTGTTGGGTGGGGCGGCCGCCTACAGTGGTGGCGCGGCGGATCGCAAAACAGAAAGTCGCTTGGTCGCCCGTGAAAGTGAACAGTTGGTGATTACATGACTGACTCCTGTGCGATGTCTTCAGAGTGCCAATCGTCCTAGCAAGAGTCATCATTATGGGCTCCGAACTTCGCGGGCGCCAGTCGGGAAATACTATCGCACAGGCTCAGTGATAGACACATCGCGCCCCAGTGATGTTTGCGCCCATCGCACGCCCTTGCCATCACCAAAGGCATGCAAAAAATCTATCAACTCCGTCATCTCTGCAATCGTCATTTTGCTGGTGCGCTGGCCCAGCACAACGAAGCCGCCATCGATCCCTGGCACGACGCGCTGGCGTTTCAGCGCGGCCGTGGCCATGTCCTTCCACGCCTCTTCGTCGAGTTTCTGGCCGTGCCATTCGATTTGCCGCGCCACGTCGGACAGACACGACCACATCAGCGCGTTCTGCGCCGTGCTGCGCGTGTCGGACACGAGGCTGACGCGTAGCTTCTGCCCGGACAGTAGCGCGCCCTTGGCGTGGCCCCACAGCTCGCGCCATTTCTCATGGCCTTGGTGGGCATTGGCGAGCACAGCGTTGATCCTCACGGCAGCAGCCCCACATCGCGCAGCACCTTGGCGACCTTCGCATCATCCTGCGCCATCACAAGCAGCTTGAGCCGCGTGCGTGCGCCGGCCTCGGCCTCATACTGTCGGCGCCCTTCCTTCGTCAGCATGCCGGTTGATCCGATCATGTAGTGACACCCTGGCGCTTTGTACCGCGGTCCGCAGCCGGGGTAGCATGTCAGATCCGACGATTTGATGCCGGCGCCTTTTCCTTCGTCTGCATGGCATACCTGCGTGTAGCCGGCCACCTTGCACCGGTCGCACGGCAGCGATGCCACCAGCCTACGATACGGCTCCGAGCGGATGGGCGCATCCTTCGGCACCGCGACCACCTCATCGCCGGCCATCGCGTGCACTCCGCGGCCCGTTCCAGGCGTATGGACGGTGCGCACGCGCTCGATGGTCTTGCGCTTGAACCCGGTGCGGCGCATGTCAGCAGGAGCACGAGAAGTATTTGGCTCGCGCGCTGCCGTCGATCTTCTGGCCCGTCACGATTTCCACGTGATCCCAGAATTCAGGCGGGATTTCTCCGTGCGCGTCACGGCCATCGAAGTGCAGGTAATCCGCATCCCATGACGATCTTCCATTCGTCGCGGCGGCAAGCACGGTGTAGTAGTCCGGGCAATCCGACTTCGCGCAGAAGTCTTGCAGCCATGCCTCGGATGCCGCGCGGTCTGGTGCGGGCATGGCGCCTGTGCCGGCTTCATCCGGGAATGCCGGGTGCGCCCACACGTGCCGCAACGACGTGATGACGCGCGGATAGATCACGAGCCAGAAACGTTGCCCAGTGTTCACCTTTTCCGTGAGGAACGGATCAACGATCCCCAGCAGTGGCGGCGCGTTGGTCGCCCCCGTGCTTCCGTAGGCTTTGCCGTCACGGATGAATACATGCTCGCCAGGCTCCAGGCGCTCACCAGCAACCGTGGGAGACACGGCCAGATGGATCGCATCACGCTTCTGCGTGTCGTCGATGATGGTGCCCAGCGTTGCCAGGGCGTCGGTTGCTACAGGTCTGTCGCTCATGATTGCTCCAAGTCAAACATTGATCTTTGCGTACTGCTCCGTCCAAAACTCCATCAGTCTTTTGCCTCGGTCTGCGCGCGTCAGGCCCGCCTCAAGCAGCACATGATCAACAATCGGCACACGCACCTTTGCGACCGCAACAATCTGCCGCACGGTGAGCCCGTCGAGGTACATCGTAACGATTGCCTCGCGCACTGCTTCTGGCTGCTGCGGCCTTGGCATCAGTACCCAGCCAGCGCCTTGGCGATGTCCTCCGCGACGCGCAAAGCCTCCTCCTTTACTGCCGTCTGCCTGCCCACGGGAAGTGCCCAACCTATGTCGCCCCAGACGATGCGCAGGTGGTCGGTGCGCTCGACGCCGCGGCAGTCCGTCCACGTCATCACGCCTCCGGTCACCTCTTTGCGCTCGCTGACGACGTTTTTGATCTCATGCGTTTGCACGAAGTTTCTCCAGGTAGGTGATGAAGGCGGTGATGATGCGCGGGTAGTCGCTCGGGTAGAACAGGATCGCGCGCCCACCCTGCACACGTCGCGGCACGCCCAGCGTCTCGGCCACGAACGCTTCCGACATGGCGACGCCGATCCGAGTGCACACATCGCCGAGCTTGAGCGTGGCTTCCTCAGGCTGCGCGACCGGCGCTTCGGCAACCAGCGCATCAAACCGCTGGCGCGCTCCGGGCGGATCCGCTGGGCGCTCACCTTCCAGAATGAGCGGCATCGAGTCCCCAGCCGGAGTAGACAACCCAAGCTCCGCAGCAAGAGACGCCCTTTCGCGAATGACGGCCTCGGTAATTTCATCCTCCAGAGCCTGCGCCACCTTCGCATCGCGCTCCTCCTGCTCTTGCGCGATGGCAGCGAGCCGGGCCGCCTCTGCGCGCACCGCATCTTGATCGGCTTCGTCGTTTCGTTTTGCTGGTGATTCCATTCCGTGCCCCATGAAGAGAATGTGTGTTTCGTGGAACTGTCTGACTACTCGCAAGTAGTATTCGCGTGCCCGTTTTATCTTGTCAATCATCAGGGCCTCAAGCAGGTAATCCCTCTCATAAGCCCACGTTGTCACGCGCATGTGGTCAGGGATGTGGCCGACCATGTGCAGGCGCGGGTCCTCCCACTTGCACAGGTCTTCAGGCGTATCGACAAGGCAGTAGGCGATGCGCCCGCGCGGCTTGTTCCACAGCCGCATGTACGCGCGAAGTTGCCACTCGTACAGGTTTCTCTGTGTCTCGGCGATGTCGTCTTCGCTGAGTGGGAATGTTGCGACCGACCACGCCAGCTTGATGTCAACCACTTCATCAACGTCTGGCATGTCGGCCTCGCCGCACAGGTATTCGTCGCGCCGCCGCTCGGTATTCTTGGTGAGCGACTTGCCAAACACGCTGTTGTACAGCGCGATGCCGTGCTCTTCGCACTGTGTGCCCTTGTCCATCTCACGGCTGCGCACCGTGAAGTCAACGCCGAAGATCGCCTCCGCGGCCATCTGGCGGATGTGCGACTTCGCGGTATCGGACAGTGACGCGGCCTTGAGCCGTGCAATAAGCGCCTTCTCATCGTCGCTGCGCTTCTTGCTGGCGATGATCGCATCAACCTCTGGCGTGCGAAACTCGGCTGCGATGCTCATCGGGTCGCCCATCAGCTTGCCGATGGATGAGCAGCGGAACATGATGTCACTCATCGGCCTTCCCCTCTGCGGCATCCATGGCGCGCACGAAGTCATCGTCAACAGGAGTCGCATCAGCCTCGACAGTGCGTTCGTCGAGTGCTGCCTTGAGTGCGGTCCTGTGCGCAACCACCGCCGCCTTGAACGCGTCATATCCTGCGCGGTCCTTGGCGGCCGTCAGCGCCTTTCCACCGGCCTGCCACACCTTCGCGGCCTCATCGTCCGTGGTGGTGGCCTGGGCCGCGATGATCCATGCGGAAAGCTCCTCGCGCGCCTGAAGCCCGGCTTGCTCGTCGTCGGCCGGCTGGATCGCCCGCCCCTCCATCTCTTCGGCCGTGGCTTGCGAACCCAGCTCCGGGAACGCCTCGCGCAAAGCCTGCGCCGTCGCACACTTGGCGATCTGGCCGCGTGGGCGCTTCGTCCACATGGCATTCGGTGCGATGGACTTTTCCGGCCCACCCTTGACGGCGTAGTTTTCCATCCAGTATTCGGTTGCAGAGAACTCGGCCACCACACCGCCGACTGCGCGCCGCACGGTGACCTTCGCCCACTCAGGGAAGGTGATCTTCTGACCTCCGATCACCTCCGTCTGCATCGGGCCGAACTCGGGTTCGCTCTTGCCGACATACTGCCCGGTGCGGCTGGCCTGCGTTCGGTAGAGCCCGATGCCTGGCATCACCACGTCGCGCATGCGCTTGGCCTTGCCGTCCCACATGGGCACGATGTGCACGGGCTTCTGCATCGGGTCCAGGCCGGCCGCACGACAGTAGCCCAGTACCATGCGGATGCTGTCGTCTGCTGCGCCCGGGTACAGCGATGACCGAAGCACCGCCAGTAGATCATCATCCCGCAGCGCCAGTGCGCCACCCTGCTGCGGCGTCAGTTCGTTGCTCATGGTCGTCATGCCTCAAGCGGTACGCTCTTGGAACTCCGACACGGCCACATTGAAGCGTTCGTCGTCGCGCTCGAAGTTGCGGGCGTAGACGTTCCGCTCGTTCTCGCTGTCGAAATCCTTGAAGAAGTCCGGCACCTGCCCGCGCGAATCGGTCACGGTGGCCCGGTACACGTCGCGCATGGCCGGCTCGTAGGCGGTGATGCTGTACGAGTCCAAGACGATGGAAAGCGGCCCGATGCTGGTTTGCATCTCGATGCCTTTGATCACGCTGTCGGTGACGCTGACTGAACGCTGAGAACTACAGCCTGTTCGTACGCAGCGAGGCGAGAAATCTTGACAGCTTGCTTGTGCTTCATTGGGTGCTCCGTTGTTGATGCTCATACTGTACCGCCGCCACCTGCCGCCACGCGATTGATTTACTCAATCGACTGCGCGCCAGCAGATAGCAAAAGCCATTCTGCTGTGCGATCACTGGTGCAATAATCTGCTATTGCAATCAGAAAGAATGCCGAAGTGAACGAGAAGCAGAAGCGCGCCGCATTCGACCTACTGGAAGGCGCCAGGCGGATGACCAAAGCGGCGCGCGATAACCGCGCTCAGTACCTGCGCCATCACTGCGGCTGGCTGGTGTCTGCCATCATAGACAGTGGCACCGAGATTGATCTGTTCGCCACGAAACAATCGGCCGAAACAGCCGCAAGAGTTTTGCGCAAGTTTGGCGCGCACAATGTGCAATGCTTCGAGGCGACGTTCACGGCCGACGAATACGATATTGTGATGGGAGACTGACATGACACCGGAGTGGCAAGATGGCGAGCCTGCAAATCTCGCAGCGGCGGCGGTCGATGCTGGCGTGTGGCTGGGGCTGATTGAGAGTTGCGTGCTCTCTGGCGCATGGCATTTCGGCCGGCCGGATTCGATGGCCAAGCTGCAGGGCTGCCGGGCCGCGCTGCAGAAGAACCTGGACGCCGAATCTAAGGAGCCATCATGAAGCGCGCACTCTATGCCCTGCGGCTGATGCGGTTCCGTCCGTTTCGATGGGGTCGTTTGTTTAGCCAAGTAGAGTCCGAAAGGATTGGGGCACGCAAGCTCCGCCTGATGACCTGGGGCCGGCCATGAGCGACAAAACAAGCCTTGCGGCCATCCTCGCCAACTGCGATGAGGTGGGCGAATGCATGGAGTGGCGCGGACCGTACGGCAATGGCAGATGCAAGGTGACGCCCATCCTGAAGCTGCGCATCAACGGCCGCACGGAAAACCTGCCGGTGGCGCGGTTGGTGTGGGAGCACACCAAGGGCCCGATACCGCCCGGCAAGATCGTCTATCGTAAGTGCTGCAATCACCGCTGCGTGCAGTGCCTTGCGCTCGGCAAGCGCGGAGACGCGCACCGACAGCGCAAGAAGATGGGGCTGTCGGGCCACTCGCAATCCACCTTGGTTTCGCTCACGAATGGCGCCAGGGGCCGCGCAACGGCCAAGAACACCATGGAGCAAGCGCGAGAGTGCCGGCGCCTCGTGGCAGAGGGATTTACCGATCTGCAAACTGCAGGGCGCACGGGGGTGCATCCAGACATGGTGGCAGACATCCGGCGCGGCAAGGCGTGGCGCGAGCATGCGGCACTGGCATCAATATTTTCGTGGAGTCCGGAATGATCGACTGGCACCCAATCTCATCCCCGCCGCCCATGGTCGAGGTGGACGACACGCCGCTACAGCTAGCCGGCAAGCCCGTGCCGGCGATCCGAAGAAGCGAGCCGGTGCTGCTGGCGATTGAGCATCCAGCCACCAAGCAGAGACGCATCATGGTCGGCCGCGTATGCTTTGCAGACGGCCACGAGCACCCGTTTGATCGCGTCCATGGCCGAGGTATCGTGGCATGGGCGCCTATCCACTGGCCAAACTCACCAGCCGAAGGAACGACATGACAGACGAAGAAATCCGCGCAGCCGTACGCGCAGCGTACAAAGATGCGGCGGGCGCAGACCCGCGCGCATGGATGGATGCGATATTCCGCGCTGGCATGGAGGCTGGCCGGGCAGAGGCCCAGCCTGCGCCAGACACTTCCCCGGTGGCGTGGATGCGTGAATGGGCCTACCGCGGCGAGACTCCACACAAGGAGCGCACGGACGGCGGGCGCCTCAAGTGGCCGGCTCGGTTCAAGTTCCTGGCCGTCACCGTGTGCAAGGTGCTGCCTGATGATGTTCCGCTATACGCCGATCCGCCCGTGATGCATGCGCCAACGAAAGGAGAGTGACATGACCGACAAAGACCGCGAGCACATGAAGCTGATCACCGAAAATCTTCACGACCTGCTTGTGGTGATGCAGTCCGTGCTGGTCGAGTGGAAGCACGGCAAGGGCGCCGAAGCCGCGCTGCAATGGATCGTGAACACGCTGGCCGGCCCCGGGCTGCTTCCAGACCCTGACGCGCCCTACGGCAAGGAGGCTCAAGCCTGGTTCGATGCCAACCAGGCCAACCCAATGCCGACGTGCTTCTGTGGCCGGCCATCGAATCAAGGGTGGATGGGGCAGGGCTTCTGCAGCGTCGAGCACTACCAGGAAGCGCGGGCGAAGAGCTTGAACTGATGCGCAAGAATGTGCTAGGATGATCGTGTCAGGTTTGGCGACCTTGGCATGACGGGTGATCTCAGGAACGAAGCCCCTAGAGTTTTTGCGCAGGGGCGTGTGTTGTCGAAAGCAGTGGTCTTCCTGAGATCACCCAAACTGCCGAGATCGCCCACGCCAGGGTCACGCCCCGCCGCAAACGTTCTAGGGGCTTTTCCACGTCTGGCGCCTGACAGCCGCCCCCAGCAATGGGGACCATGCAACCCATGCGCGGCGGTGGCGGGCTCTTCGTGGGCCACTGATAGGGGGCCGTGTCAGCAGTATCGACACGGAGGGCATCAAAGTCCGCCACGATAACCGGATATCCGGGACCTTAAACCAACTACGCGATGTGCAATCACGCGTGGGGGGTTGGGGGGTCGTCCCGGTCCTTCGCTTCGCTCCGAACTGTCTTTACTCTCCATGCATTGGGTGTAGTTTTCTTCAGTCCAAAGCAGAATTCAATTCCAGAGTGGTGTACTACTAACAGGAGAACGCGGGTGACACAAGACCGACAGCTTATTAACGCAAAGATTGGCTACGCCGACCCGCCTTACATAGGCTGCGCGCACCTCTACGCTGACCACCCGGATTACGCAGGTGAGGTTGACCACACTGCGCTTATAGACCGCCTACAAGGTGAGTTTGATGGATGGGTGCTACACGCGTCTGCGACCGCAACCAGCATGGCCGTGCTGGCGCCTTTGGTGGCAAAGACGGGCGCTAGGTGGATGTCATGGGTAAAAGGATTCGCCGCGTTCAAGCGCAACGTCAGCGTGGCCTATGCATGGGAGCCCGTGATAGTGAAGCCAGCGCGCAAGCCTGTCGTAAGTAAGAGGCTTGTAATGAGGGATTGGATTCAGGAGTCCATAACATTAAAGCGTGGGCTTACGGGAGCCAAGCCTGAGGCCGTATGCCATTGGGCGTTTGAGATGGTTGGTGCAAGGCCAGAAGATGATCTAGTTGACATGTTCCCTGGAACGGGCGCCGTATCTGCTGCATGGAAGACATGGCAAGGAAAGTTCACACTCCCATGACCGCCGAGTATCCGATAGCGAATATCAATCCCACAGCAATGAAGTCTGAGGCATAGTGCCAATCACGCGAAGCGGCCGGGCGAATCGGACGCAGACAGGAGCAAAGCATGGAGTTCACCCCGTTCCCGAAGTTGTCGCGCTGGTCGCGTGACATCGTGGTCACTGAGAAGATAGATGGCACCAATGCTTGCATCTGCATCGAGGATCTTGAAGGCGCCTACGCAGACGGTGACAAGAGCATCATCTACGTCGATGGCGGTCTAGCCATGCGTGCCGGCTCGCGTACCCGCTGGATCACGCCGGAGGATGACAACCACGGCTTCGCTCGCTGGGCTCACGAGCACAAGGATGATCTGATGTTGTTGGGTCCTGGCCAGCACTTCGGCGAGTGGTGGGGCAAGGGCGTGCAGCGCAACTACGCGCAGCCCGTGAGGCGGTTCAGCTTGTTCAACTCGGTCCGCTGGGCAGACGCCGCGACCCGGCCAGCTTGCTGTGAGGTGGTGCCGGTGCTGTACCAAGGACCGATGTTCCCCGGCGTGATGGAGAAGTACATCCGACAGATTGAGCAGACCGGCAGCATGGCGGCGCCTGGGTTCATGGATCCGGAGGGGGTCGTGCTGTACCACACCGCGGCAGGCATAGCATTCAAAAAGACGGTCAAGAAGGATGAGTCGCCGAAGGGAATTGCGGCATGACCGACGCACAGATCCGCGAGGCCGCATGCGCTGCATTCATGAACTCATCTGGAGATATAGACGCAGCTTGTGAGGCCGTCTTCCGCGCGGGAATGGCGGCTGGGCGCGCAGAGGCCAAGCCGAAGCGCGCCAAGAAGGCGCCGGCCGCGGTAGACAACGCTGTGACGGTCAGCACTGCCGAGATGATGCGGCACGGCGTGTGCCCACTGGCTGCTGAGGATTGGCTGCGCGTGCGCCGGCAGCACAAGGCGCCGCTGACACGCACGGCATGGAATGCGACGATGCGAGAGGCTGAGGCGGCCGGAATGACCATCGGCGCCGTGGTGCAGATGTGCGCCGAAAGATCTTGGCGCGGCTTCAAGGCGGAGTATGTCGCGAAGAGCGCGCCGTCAGGGCCAGGGAGGGGGCCGCGGATAGGAAGAGTTGATCGACAGCTTGAGACGGCTGCCCTGATGACAGGCGGAAAGCTGCCGGAGCCTACGGACATGGGAGAGGTCTACGATGTCGGGCAGCAGCGACTCACCGGCAGTTGATCCTCCACCGGCCCCATGGGTGCAGCGGCTGTGGGCGGAGATGCGCAGGGAGTATGGTGCGGCGTTCGACCGGCAGTGGCAGTGCCCGGCCGGAGTTGAGCCATGCGACCATGTTGCAGGGCTGATGCTGCACTGGGCGCGAAAGCTGAGCCAGTTCAAGGCCAGACCGCATGCGATCAGGTATGGCCTTGACAATCTTCCGCCACACCCACCTTCGCTGCCTGAGTTTGTGGCAATATGCAAGCAAGCGCCAGACCCGCCGACAGTGATGCTGAATGAGCAAAAGTCTGACCCGGCAGTCGCGGCAGCCGCGATCAAGGCCGCGCAAGAGATTGCGCATATTGCATCTGCAAAGCCGATAGGAAATAAAGATTGGGCATGGCGCATGCGTGACCGAGAATTGAACCATGGTGGAGAGCTTGAGAGCGGCTGCATGATGCGGCAATTCCACAGGGACGCGTGGCGCCAAGCGCTGCGGCATGGTAAATACGCGCTTGGCGCATAAAGTATCGAATGACTGAAAAACGCAAGCTGTACATCGTGCGCCGTGTGTATGAAGGCGTCGTGTTCGCCGAAGACCCGCAGAAGGCGTTGGAACTGGCGAGTGAAGTGGAAAAGTGGGAAGACCACGCCGACGAGGTAGAGGTGGCAGGTGGTGCGCTCCCGAGCGGCTGGGATGACTCGTGCATCCTCTACGCTAATGGCGACGATGTGACGCTCGGAGAGGCCAAAAAGCTGATGGAGATTGCAAAATGACCAAACTCACGCCATACAAGCCTGAAAACGTGATCCAGCCGGGGCCGGCAATTCTCACATCGTGGCACGATGTCAAATATTACAATGGTGGCTACGTGCTGAACCTGCTTGCAGAGGCGCACGCGCACTACGAGGCCCAGGTGCGGCCGCTGGGCGGTCTGGCGCAGCCGACTTGCGATGCGGCACCAGAGTACAGCGATGCGTGGCTGCGAGCCCGCAGCGCTCAGGCCTGCGCCACGCTTGCGGCCGTGCATCAGGCTGTAGCTGCGCCGGCTGGCGATGCGGCAATGCCTGTATTGGCGTACCGTGTAGATTGGCATGAATCTGCCGGCGTTTTGTTGCCAAAGTTCTTCGACGCTGATGACAGGCAGCACATGGACAACCTGCTGCGCTCGCTCTACGCGAAAGACAAGTACGATTCCGTCGTCAACATGGTGGACTTGATCGACGCACAAGCAGCACTGGCAGCCGCAGAACTGCGTGCAGCCAATGCAGAGCATGACATGATCGTAAGAAAGAACCAGGACCACGCCACGGCTGCGCGATGGGATGAGCACATGCGGGCGAATGCTGATGCGCTGGCAGCGAATGACGCTGAGCTTTCGGGGCGAAGGCATGTAAACCTTGCATGCATTGATCGCATCGCAGGCCTCGAAGCCGATCTGGCGGAGGAGCGCAACCGCATCGCCGACATGCGCCGGGAGCGCGGCGAAGAGGTGTTGGACCTGATGAACCGCAACCAGGAGTTGAACACGGCGCTGCAGACCGCCATCAATAGCAATTGCGACAAGATCATGGCCATGAGCGATGAGCAGGTGGCCGCGCTGACACGCCTTGATGGCAGCAACCCGGACGACGCAGCAAGACTCGCACGACAGGCTTTCGAGCTGTCGCAGCAGAAGGTTCGCATTACTGATCTTGAGTCACAGCTAAAAATGCGTCTTGCGTATGTTGATGTACTGGAGGCTGATAATTTCAAGTTGTCCGCCGGACAATGCGCCAACGCCACGGGCGACGATGGCGGAACGCCGCGCTGTGCTGAAATCGCGAAGCTGACCGCCCAGGCCCGGCACGCCGAAGACTGCCTGGAGGCCGCGAAGGCGCGCATTGCGGAGCTTGAGGCGGACGCTGGGCGCTATCGATGGCTGCGCGCATGGGGAGACGCGGCCTACGTCGAGTGGAAACACGATTCGTGCCACGGGACAGAGCTTGACGCATCCATCGATTCCGCCATGAAAAAAGAGCCAAGCATCGACGCAGCCAGCCTAGCACCAGCAGCGGAGACGTTCATGCATGCGGTGCCTGAGCCGCGCGATGCGGACTCCTTGCTGGCAGAGCATATGGCAACGGTGGATGAGTTGGTCACCTTGGCGGCCAATGGAGAGAACTGGGTTTCGATGGCCGCTGTCGTAAAGAAAATCGACGCCAGCGCCAAGCGCATGCTGGGGATCGCATCATGACCGGCGGCCATGGGCACGTGACGCCGCGACCGGATGGCGCCATAGCCAAATGCGGCGGCCCTGCAATCTGCTCTGTGTGCGCAGCCGAGATGGCGCAGTACGATGCATCAAAGCTCAGGATGGCTGACATGATTGCGCCGGCCGTATCGGACGCGCAGGAACTGGCAGATCACATGGCGCTGGTTGCGAAAGTGGCGATGGCGGCCAGGAGCGCGAACGCAGATCAAGCGACGAAGGTCGCATGCGATGCTGTAGAGGCATCCGCCAGGCGTCTGATGGGGCTGGGAGAATGAGAAAAGGCCGTCCAACCACCATGCGATCCGCAGTCATGGCCGCTCTGGAGGCGCACAGCCATGCGCCAATGGATTGCGAGATGTTGCACCAGGCCACCGGCCGCCCGACGCAGAGCATCCGCGATCTGCTCTGCGAATACAAGCTCGCTGGCAAGGTGTATGCAGTGGACTACCACCATCACCTATGGTACTTCGCGACGCTGCAGTCGATGACTGCGTGGATGGAGTCGCACCCGGAGGGCATGCCTCCAATGCGAAAGAAGCAGCACCCAAGGCCGCTGACTGAGCGATCTAGGCAGCCGCGCGTGCTGGCCGTGCTGGTGGATGTCGGCGCTGCAGGCATTGCCGTGCCTGGAATTGCAGAAAAGACTGGCATCACCGATGGCAATGTCAGGGTGCAGCTTGCTGCACTTGAGGGGATGGGCAAGGCTTGGCGATGTGGCGGAAAGTACAATACTCACTGGTTCTCGTCACAAGAATACATGAGCGAGGCTAGTAGGAAAATTGATGAACAAAATGTCGCCAAGAAAATGCAAGAGCAAATTGCGCGAGATGTAGCCGCCTCGAAGAAAGAAGCAAGCAAGAGGCTGAGTCAGGACAAAGACAACCACGAACAAGCATACTCAAGTCGCAAAGGCGGCAGGTTCAATCGCGAGATTACGAGTGAAGCAAAAGCATGCAAGCCTATGGCGCAAGTCGTGTGGCCTGATGGCATTGCCGTGCAGCGCCGTCCGACACCGCGGGGCAGATTCGAGCCGTCACCGTTTCACAGGGGTGAGTTTGCATCGTTGGGTATCGGGCGTTACGCAGAATGACCCAAGCCGAAACATTGGCCCGAGAGCAGGCGAGAGCAAAGCGCGAGAGCCTTGAGCTTGCGCTTCTGCAGGCCATCCGCGCGCATAAACTGCCTGAGCCTGAGCGGCAGTTCAGGTTTCACAAAACACGCAAGTGGAGATTCGACTTTGCCTACCCCACATGGAGCGCAAGCGAGACACGCCTGCGAAACACCTCCGGCGAGGGGCTGGCAATCGAGGTAGATGGTGGCACGTACACTGGAGGCAGACACACCCGCGGAGCCGGCCACGCAGCCGATGCGGAGAAGCGCAACGAGGCTCAATTGATGGGATGGCGCGTGATCGTCGTCACGGGCGCCACCATCAAGAGCGGTGCCGCGATCGAGTGGATCAAGCGCGGCCTGGAGTCGTGATCACAAGCGGCAGTGAGAGGCAGCGGCCGACTCTTCGAAGTCGTCGGCGGTCGATGCGCGCGGCATGACGGTAGGCTGTGACGGTGCAATCGACACCATGTCAATGTACTTGCCCATTACGCGCTCAAGCTGCAGCAGCGCGTGGTACGCTAGCAGCGTCATGTGATCTTCGCCCGACAGGCCGGCGTGATAGGCAAGGCTATCCACGATGTGAATCAGCGATGACGCGGCATTCTGCATGCCCCACGTGTCGTCAGGGCTGTCGATGCGCCCGCGACCGCGCCCAACATCCTGCAGCAGTTTGCGGATCTCGCGCGGGTCAGTCAGTGGTTTGTGCAGGTCGGGCATATTCGCGGCTCCAAGTAGATGATAGGCGGGTCTTACGCGCAGCCTCCCAGCATGCGCAGCCCCTGTGTGACAGCGAGAATCAGTAGCCGCGCTGGGCGCTGATGCCGCCCAGCCAGACGCGCTTGCCGCCATGCAGCAGGTTCGGCGCTTGGTACGGATGCGGCTTGCCGATCAGCGTCACGGCCCCATGACTGTCGGCCGACCCGACGCGCTTGCAGCGCTTCAGGTTCTGGCGGTTGAAGTGATTGCGCAGTCCGCGCCCGTAGGCGCCGGCCTGCTTTTGCTTCGATGTCTTGGGCATTTTGATACTCCAGTGTCTGCCCGGATCCACCGGGCGTGGTTTCAGAACAGGGTGATGTTGCTGCCGCCCATGGCCCCGCGGCGGATCTCCACAGCTTCTGACGGGTTGCGGGCCTTGGCTGCGAACAGGGCATCCACTTCGCCGACCTTCTCGCCATGGGTGGTGGCCGTGAGGGTATTGCCGCGCGCCTCATACCAGCAGCGGCCCTCGGTGTGAAGCTCCAGACGGATCGGCGCCAGCACCTTGGTATGAGCCTGCGGGCCGGCCTGCTCGATTGCGCGGGCGCGGGCCTCGATCATCAGTTGTCGGCGAAGATCAGAGTCATGGGCGATGGTCAGCATGATGGGCTCCGGTGGTTGCTGTATTGCGGTAGCGCCCAGAGGGCGCGGGGTGGTCAGATTACCCAAAGGACCTTGGCG